GAACCTGCTCTTTGAACATTTCGATGTCGTGTGGCTCAGTCACTTCTTACTTGCCCCTTTGACGATACGCACGGGTTTTCTGCGAGATGCCTTTGGGCTGCGCGACGAACTGCTTGCCTTGGGCTTTTCCTCGGCGCTTGGCGGCAGTGGTTCGGGCGTACTCAGCAGGGCTGAGAGCTTTAATCGCAGCCTCTGGTAGATATCTTTCACCCGTATCAGAAGATCGTTTACCACTCTTTGTCCTCCACTTCTGGGCAGTCCATGCCTTCAAGGATTGCTGCGGGGCTTTCATGACGTATATCCGCCGCCTTTTTCCTTATACCGCTTAGCCAACAACTGCGCCTTACGAGCCGACCATTGACCTGCCGCCGTGCCCTGAACAGCACTATTCTTGATGCTGTTGAACAATGCTTTACGCATACTGGGCTTGGTGTAGTTACCGGCTTGGTTGACCTTGCTCTCGCCGCCTTCTTTGAAAGTACGGATGGGCTTGCCCGTCCCGATCACAGGCTTTTTATCCCCGCGCCGCTTAGCACGGGGGATCTTTTTAGGGTTAATGTCACCCATGCCTCGGGACGCCATCATCAGACAATCTTCCCGCGAGTCTTGCCTTTAACAGCACAGCCGTCAGCACGTTTGGAAGCGGAACCACCTTCCGAGAACTTCTTAAATCCGTACTTAGGACCGAACTTCGGCATCCGACGCTTACTCGCTTTGAGCATACCGCCTTTTTTGAAAACGCCTCGGCCTTTCAAAACGTCAGCACGAGTAACTTTGCCGTCACCCGTCAGATCAGGCATGCCGCCACCGGCTAACTTTTTTTCTGACTCTTCATCCGGCATATCAAGGCTTTTGCCCGGTGCTCGCACCGCAGCCATGTAAATGCCACGAGGACTAGTTGGGCCGATTGCCTTACGAGTCTTAGGACCACTGCTCATTAGCATTTACCGCCGTAGTTCATACGAACCATCTTGCCCTTGGTCTTGCCCTTGCTGGCAATACCGTCAGCTGCACGACGATAAGAGCCGCCAACCGAGCCACCCTTAGCAAAACGAGTATTACGTTGCTGGACGGGGCCTTCATCTTGGAACTTGGGTGGTTTGAACGGAAGCGGGGCAGGTTCTCCACCCATCGCCATTTTCTTGACGCCCTTCTTTTTCATGAAGGCCACTTCTTTCTTCATCATTGCCTTGGTGTCGCCCCCCTTCTTCATTCCCGGCGGACGAGCCATAGCACGGCCAACCATGTCAGGAGTTGCGCTAGCGGGCATAGCACGGCCAGCTTTCGACATATTAATTGCTCTGCGGGACATTCCCATGATTATTTCCTCTTGAACTTGCGACCCTTGTCAGCCTTCATGAACTCCTTCCCAACCTTCTGGGGGACTCCAAGACGTTTGGCTGCTTTCGGGTCGTTAGCAACCAAGGCCATCAAACGATGTTGTTTACCCGACTTGCTTGGCATTGTGATTCACCAATCTGTCTATTTTCTGCTCCAGCCGGTCAAGCCGGTCAAGAAGCATCTGGGCATCGGCTCGGACTTCCGCACGGGTGACATGATCACGAGCCACTTCTTCTCGGGTCTTGTTGAGGAGAATCCCCAAACGTTGAAGTTCGGCAAATTTCTCTTTCACAACAAAACCCAAAACGGCCACGATTCCCGTAAGAACCATGTTCCATACCAACATTTCCATCTCAGCAGTTCCATGCTCGTAAGGACTTGTTGATACGACTGTTGGGATCATTGGCTGTCTTGGCACTCGTAAGCTTTTTCTTCATTCCGGTCATTCTCGCGCAGAATGATTTCTTACGAGCGCCACCTTCCGGCTGCGGACGTTTCAGCCCCGGCTTACCGGGGTTAGCGCGGTTATAAGAAGCCCGACCTTTGGCATTTAAGCCGCCAGCAGGGTTTTTGCCTTCTTTGCGCTGCCAAGCCGGAGTTTTAGCCATAGATCACCATCGTCGAGACTACGGCTGACGGAGCGATATAGATGTTCTCTTGAAAGAGAAGACCTTCACCCGGCATCAGGACGTAATCCGGTGCGCTAGAACTAGCAAGAGTGTTCACGGTAATCTTGACCGGACCGCCCGATCCGCCATCGCGAAACACGACTTGCCCAGCCGAAGAGGTCGGGATGATGTAAATCGCTTTCACACGCGAACGGCCAATAACAAGGCTATTCTGGTCCAACAACTGACCTGCATCAGTGCGGACCTTACTAGCAAGGACATCTGTTTGCATACCCATCTGAATCTCCTGTAATGGATGAAGGGGGCTTGCGCCCCCCTACGAAATCTTACGGAGTCAGGCTGGAATACAGCGCGATGTACTTGACGGTCGATCCAATCTTGACCGGGATATAACCGGCTTGAGCCGAGACCGCGCCCGTGGCAACACCGGCAGTGATCGTGGTCGTGCCGACAACAAGAGTGCCCGTTGCAGTGACCGTAACAGCGGCCACCAAATCGCCAGCGATATCGCCCTCGAAGCCATTGTCAGACTTAACCGGGCCGGAAAAAGTAGTACGTGCCATTTCAATTCCTCACATGCGAGTAAGTGTTTACCAGTCTGCATGTCGTCAGTCGGGTCTGTCTGGTAAACGAATTTTTCCCGATAACGACTGTATATCACCAAAAAAGAGGGGCTACAAGCCTGTTTAACTTGTAACCCCTCAATGCTAGCCCTCTAGGGAGAAAGCTATCAGGACGCGCCCGGCGAACCGAACATGCCCAGCGGGTCCGACCAGCCGAAGCTATAACGCTCGCGGCTCTTGTACCGGACGTTGCCGGTGTCGAAATCGCCGTCCATGCTGTTTTGCAGCGGGGTACGAACGAAGTGCTTCATGCCGTTCGGAACGTCGGTCGTCAAGAACCAAGCGTTCGTGTCGGTCAAGAAGTGGTTCACGGTGTAACCGCCCGGAATCGAACCCATCGCCTTGAGGGCGTTGATGTCGTTGTCAGCGGTCGCAACACGGAGTTCCGTGTCGAGGAGGCGCTTGGCAGTGAACATCAAAGCCGGGGGAACGATGAGCTTGCCGGGCTTCGCCGCGATCAAGAGACCACGCTCGTCGGTCCAACCAGCGATCTGAATGACAGCCGCTTCCAACGAAGTTTCGTTGAGGTCAGAAGCCGTCAAACGGTTGCTGTTGGTACCACCCGAGACAAGCGGATGCGAGGCCGAGAACAACGGCTGTCCGTCACCGCCCGTGTAGGACGAGGAGAAGCCATTGTTAAGGACCGACGCCGCCTTGACTTGCTTCGTGTACGCCATAGCGCGAGCAAGAGCCTTCGTATAACGCTTGCTGAGCGAGTCGTACAGGTTGTCTTCAACCGCCTCTTCCGTGATGGAGAAGCCGAGAGCAATCGTCTCGTGGTTGTAGCGAGCAGTCCAAGCTTCTTGCGCGTTGTCGTACGCAATTGCGGCACCTTCGTTCTTCACGGGGGCGGCGCTGAAGCCGGAAAGCTTGGTCTCTTCTTCGAAGGAACGCTCGGAGGTCTCAGTCTCGTAGATCTCCTTGTGCTCTTCGCCATAGGTCTTGTACTCAAGGCCGAACAGGGCGTTCAAACCCGGAAGGAGTTCCTTGAGTAATTGTGCGCGTGAAATAGCCATGTCTTAGAACTCCTATTACAGGCCGGTCGGGTTGTTGTAAGCGTGACCGCCCTCAAGCGTACCGGAGTTCACATACGGAGCATTGAACTTAACGATAACTTCAGGGTAGTAAACGGTGCCGCTGACATCAAACGCGGTGTCCGGAACAACGTCGATAATACGCAGCGGAAGCGAATTGGTCGTGCTGGCCGAGGTCACGAGGACGCCCTGCTGGGAATCATTCGTGGTCGTGTTCAGCGTGTTCGCAACCAAAGCGACGTTCAGACCAACATCTGAGTACGTGAAGCCCGTCGAGGTCGAAACCACGAGCGAAGCAGTCACACCCGCCACTTGGAACAGGGTGTCCGGATCTTCGACCACGTACGCAACAACGAACGTGCCCGCCTTCACCGAAGTGCCCGAAATCCAAGCCTGCGAGTAGGTCGGTTGACCCGTCACAGAGGACACAAACGTGCAACCCAAGAAAACACCAGCAAACCCACGAGTGGGAGCCGTGCTCTCTTCAGTCGTCACAGCAACGGTGCCGTCGTTGACAAACTTCAGCGGGTCGCCATAGCCAATGCTCGAAGCATTAGAAGCAATACGACGCTGACGAGTGGCACCGGCGAACACCTGACCGCCGATCAGATTGATCGGCTTCAAGCCATACGGCTTGCTAACGGTAGGATAAGCCATTTGTTACTCCAAAAAAGAAAGTTACTTGCCCTTACCGAATGAGACCGTCGTCTTTTTATCGCTAAAAAGAGGCATACGTTCATCATTCAGCCTCATAAAGTTGTTGTCTACCGACTGCAACTGAGACTGAGCTTGCTTCGCGTAATATTCATCACGCTGCTTCATCAGTTCAGCCGGAGCCTTGCAGAGCAACAACCCACCGATCTCGATATTTCCACTAAATTTGGAATTCGGATCGGATTGCATCATCAATTTAGGCTGGTCTTCGGCCCTTACAGGCTCCCAACCTTCCCGGAATTTTGCAGAGGTATTAGAAGGATCTGCTTGTCCCATAATACTCGTGCGTATCCATCGGAACACCCAACCGTCTTGCGGCTCCGGTTCAGGGAGCGTCTGGGGCGGGGTCCATTGTTGTTTGCGCTTGGTGCCTTCTCGGTTTTCGGCTTCTCGCGCCAATCTGTTATCAGCCATTGTTGTTCTCCAGTTTCATGAGTTCACGTGCGTACTGTTCATTGCTCAAACCAAGACGTTTAGCAAGAGCAACTTGAGTTGTCGTCAGACGAATCTGGCGTGGTGCGGTTGTCCGCGTCACTGGGGCAACTACATTGGCTGCTTTTGTACGAGTCGGTTTCTCAACCTCTCTCGTTTGATCGGCCTCTCCTTCGAAATACTCAGGAAAACGCCTACGCATGGTCTGGTCAATCTGCTTGTAGTATTCATCACTACGAGGATCAACCTTCGCCCTGACCAATTTTTCGTGCAGTCCAAGTGCGAGGGCGGTCATCTCCTCGTCTGTTCCAAACCACGTATTACTCTGCCTCCAAGCCTCTGCCTTCGGGTCAACTGGCGGGGCGTTGTACTGTGGCTGGTTTTGAACCTGCTTATTTTCATTATTTACGCCTAATTCAGACTCTTGTAAAGATGGTCTGAATTTTTCTACCTCACGGAGCCGTAATTTGGCATCCGTCAGAACCTCTTGGGCTGCGGTAATAGCCTCCGCATCCCCCGATTCATAAGCCGCACGGAGTTTATCCTTTGCCGAATTAAGTTCTGTGTTAGCGGCTTTAGTAATCTCGTGGGCGAATACCCGCTCCCCAGTACCTAATCGCTGCTTTAACTGGCGATTTTCTTCGTACTGAGCCTGTGCAAAACGAAGGGCTTCTTCCTTCTCACGGGCTGCGGCTTCTTTAGCACGACGCTCGTCGTGGTAAACCCGCTTCATCTGAATCAGCTTGTTTTTTACCTTTTCGCTGTATTCATCAAGCGAGTCATTTTCCAAATCTTCCACCACCTCCTTGGGTAGTGGAGCGCGGTCCCGGTCCTTAGTTGGGGTATCGTCTATAACTTGTATATCTAACGAGTCCCCGGAATCCTGTTCAGAAGACGCTTTCGTCTCCTCAATCTCGTCCGGAAACTTAAATTCCTGCTGTTCAGCCATGATAATTACTCCTTATGCTCGTCGGATTCCACGGGGGTCTTCAACCACCGCTTCCACCGTATCGTCGTTAATGATGCGGAACTCTCGACCGTGGATGACCACACGGGTGCCTGAATACGGACGAGTCAGAACGAAATCGCCCTCTTTGCACCACGGTCCTGTCGGAAACCGATCCTTATCCTGATAGCAGAGGTCTCCCATCTTCACGACGAACAGAACCACGGTGGTCTGCTCCTCGACTCGTTTGGTGTCGTCTGCTTTGATGATTCCCCCATCGAACTCCTCTTCTACGTGCGGAACCGCACACAGAATTCGGTAGCCCTTGGGTTCTGGCAGTAGTTTTGCCTTCGCGGCCTCTTCCTGCGTCTTCTCTACGTCGATGCTACTCATCGTTTTGTTCCATCCTCTTCACTAGGTCTTTAATGTGGTTTTTAGCGAGGTCTAGACCCTGTAATACCCCGCATAACCTCTTGTATTCAGGCTCGCTAAGCTTGCCTTGAATTAGTGTCTCAACAATCAATCGACGCTCTTCTTCAAGCTTAGAGTCGAGATAGTCGAGTGGTGTGCTGTAACTCATTACTTACCTTTGCCCTTCGGCGGTCGTTGGCGGTCCTGTTCCGCCATAGCTCTGTCTCGTGCGATAGACGCACCCAGCTTTGCCCCTTCAAGCTCCATACGCTCTGAGGCTTCGCGGATCTTTTGCTCAGTGAGACGCTTCTCCTTCGCCACATCAACGCCAAGCTTCGCTCCTTCAAGCTCTTGCCGCGAGCGAATCTCCATCTCGCGAAGCTTGATCTCGTCAGCTTTGATGGCAGCGTCAATCGCCATCTTCTGCGCTTGAGTCTGACTGCTCTGCTGCATCTTCTGTGCTTCAAGCTGCATGTCTTGCTGCATCTTCTGAGCCTTGAGTTCCAACTCTTTGGCGCGAAGCTGAAGCTCCATCTGCTGCATCTGCACGAGCGGATCTTGCTGTTGCTGGGCAATCTTCTGCGCTTGAGCCTCGGCCTGATCCTTCTGGAGAAGCTGACCTGCTGCCGCCGCTGCAAGCTGAGCAATCTGTGCGGCAACTTCTGGCTTGATCTCCGGACGGTCTTCGTCGTCCTCGGTATACGGCGGAAGATTGGCACCCAACTGCTTTTCGATCTCTTTGCGGTACTGGAACGCCACATGCTCCATCACGTGAGCAGCACCTGCTGCCATGATGGCTTGCGCTTGCGGGTTTTGCCCCACGACCTGCATGATCTTCGGGTCTTGCATCGCAGCCATGTGCACCTGCAAGTGAGCCTCGTGATCCTGTTCGATGAATGCTTTGACGGGCTTGCCCATCAGCAGATTCATATTCTCCGTCACCGGATCAATCGGCTTCTGATCGTCCGGCATCGGTATTATCTTGGCAGCGTTCTTAATCCCTAACGTCTCAATCATCTGACGATGCAGATACGGCATGTCGTAAATCTGCGGATTGGTCTGAGATAACTGAAGAACGGCTTGGTACTGCACAATCTTCTGCGACATCGTTGCCGCATTTGGATCGCTGACCGGGATCACATCGACGTTATCGTAGTCAGACTTCTTAGCCTTCTTTGAGCCAACCTCTGGCTCATAGCTGTACTCGTCCGGCGTGTTATCACGGATGATGGCCGCAAGCAGTTTGAACTCCTGCTTCATCGCGTAGTACACACGCGCCTGCACAGCCGACATCACTTTGAGGACGCGTTCGAGGACGGCAAGAGTTGTTCCCACCGGAGCCTGTGACGACATATCCGAGATCTTGAGATCCGACACCGCAGCGAAACGACGGCCTTCCTCCACAACCTTGTCCATCAACATGGCAAGAGTCTGGCTCGGCTCTTTGTAGGGCAGCGGGAGAATGTTGTCTCGCACTGCGCCGCTCGGTACGTCTACATCTCGCCACTCGCCGGGAGCAATAGGCGTATCGTCTCCCTTAATTCGCAACCCGCGCGACTTGAGACCACCCGGAAGGTTGCTGAGTGTTCCTGCGTCGATAAGCTGGCGAAGAAGTGATGTAGCTGCTTTAGAGTGTCCGCCGATAAGGTGGATGAGACCAAAGTAGTAGAACCCGAAGCCGGGGATGTAACCATAATGAACAAAGTGCTGTCGCTTGGCTTTGAGGTCATCGTCTTCTCTCCAGTTCCTGCGAATTGCTAGAACTGTTCCTGTCCCCTTCTCAATCGTCACCACGTACGGCAGTGCAATCCCAGTCTCGTGATTGTCCTTGTCCACATCCGGATAACCCGGCAGGTCGAGGTTCACGTGCATCTCAAGCAACTGGAACCGGTCGTCCATCGAAGCCGAGAAGCCTTGGTCCTCTGCCTTCTGCTTCTCCACTTCGTCCATGACACGAACCGGATCACCCAAGTCCACATCACGATAGAACCCGGCGTACTGAAGCTTCTTCAACTCATTCTTCGTCTTACGCATACGGTGCGTAACACGCTCAGCCGTTTCTAAGTTAGCTGCGCCGTACGGCACGATGATGTCTTCGGCTGGGATATAGACCGCAGTCTGACGGTCGAGGCTCGGGTCGAAGTACACCTTCTTAAAGGCGTTACCCGCCAAAGCCAAAGAAAGAAGAAGCCGTTCATGCTCCGGGCGATACTCCGGCATCTTCTCAGTCAGCTTATAGTTCATGTCATCTTGGACACGAATCGCTGAGTCGCGCTTCTCCGGGGTTTCTTTGCCGATGATCTTGGTCTTGACCGGACCCATCGCAGGGAAGGTCTCCATGATCGTCTCGGACTGAAACTTAACCGCCGACTCCATCAGAAGAGGATGAAAGACTCCGCATGCACCCGGCCACGGCTCTGTTCTTTCCTCGTACCGGATACCTAGAATCTTCAAGCCTTTCACATATGTGTCGAGCCAATCTTTGCGGGAAGAGAGGTCGCCTTCGTAGTTCCCGATTAATTCGGAAGCAAGAGTCTGCAACTCGTTCTCTTCCATGTACTCCGCGAGGTTGGCATCAAAGTCCTCGGCTCGCGGCTCACGCTTCATTAGCTCGACAACAACACCGTCCATATCGACGGATACGCTCTCGGGGTCTTCGATCTCAATCTTGATCGGCTCTTCGTCTGCGGCGAGAGCTTCCATCCCCATAGGAGCCTGCATTAAACTTTTATCGACGGCCATTTAAAATCTCCTAGTAATACGATTCGCGCCTGTGGCTCTTGAACCATTTAATCGGTTCAGGCTCGTCAGACGGCAAACGGAGGAAACCACCCTGCCGGAAACGAAGTAGGGCTAGGGTAGTCGAGTCCACCAAGTCGTCATTAGACCCGGACGGGAAATCATTACACTCTTCAATAACTTCGTGCGCCCACCTGCGGTCAGGTGCCCAGACTATACCCGCCGCAAACAAATCTGACACGGCATTTACGCGAGTGATCTTGTCTTGGCCTTTGCTCGGGGTAAATTCCGATATCGGAACACCCATCCTTCTCATTTCCTGATAGAGCGCCGCACCGTTGGATTTCTTTTCCACAATGAACGTGTCCGGGTTCCACTCCCGGTACTCCTCCAGAACTAATGCCTTTAGCTCTGGGAACTCTAATCGTTTCTTAATGCTGTTCAGGAGGATGATGTTGTGGTTGTTGGTCTCTTCATTAAAGAAGACACCCCACGTGGTCAGGGCATTGAAGTCCGACCGGTTGGTTTTCTCCTGAGCGGCGTCGAGCGACATAATAATGTGCTCACAGCGAGGCGGGTCGTCCTTCTCCCATATCTGCCACCACTCCCGCTTGATCAGAGCGCCTTCTTCCGAGGTCGGCTCCTGCATGTACTGGGCTTGCCAGTACCGAACGTCCATCGACGCCTTCTTGGAGAGCAACTCTTCTATCGTCCAGAACTCAGGCCAGAGCGGCTCGTCGTTCAGGATGGCTGGGAACTCAACCACTTCCCACTGATCCGCCTCATCTTCGCGGGTCATGTGGTCAATAATCTTGCCGGTCAAGTCCATCTTCGACCATCGGGTCATCACCACGATGATCGCGCCACCCGGCATCAGTCGCTGGACCGGACCTGACTGGAACCACTCCCAAGCCGGTTCAAAAACGTCCGCACGACCCTGCTTGGCTTCCTGCTCCGAATGAGGGTCATCAATAATAAATAGATCGGCACCGCGACCAGCGAGAGCACCGCCCACACCAATAGCAAAATACTCACCGTTAAAGTTAGTACCCCAACGGCTAGCACTTTTAGAGTCAGCTTGTAGCTCGACGTTAGGGAAAACATCACGGTAACTCTCCGATCCAACTAGGTTTCTAACTCGCCTACCAAAATTGACAGCCAAATCGGCTGTGTGCGAGGCCATAATCACTTTTTTCTGCGGGTATTTACCCAAAAACCACGCCGGAGCGAGGTAAGAAATCATTTCTGACTTGCCGTGACGGGGTGCAATGTTCACGATGACCCGTTTTTTCTTACCGGCAGCGATTTCTTCGAAGATTCTCGCTAATTTCCGGTGGTGCGGACCTACTTTGTAGCCCGGATACACGTGGCTAATAAAGTCTAGGAAGGAATCCTTTCCTAAGCGTTGTGTTATCTGTTGCTGATAACTCTTCAATAGCTCAGCAACACGCCGTTTCTCCTTGTCCGGCATGGTTGGCAACGCTGAGCGTAGCTTTTGTAGGCTTTCAGGCGTTAATTGGAGCATCGGTCTGGCTTATAACTTTCACTTCGATGCCCTCTAGCACGGTAAGAAGTTCTTTTTCGACTTCTTCGATGGGTTTAATGACATGCGTTATTTCGCTACGCCGTTTAAATGCATCAATACCGTCTACTTCACCGAGTGTTTTCAAGGCTGCGACGCGAACGCGAGGGTCTTTAGCCTCTTCGATCTCCATCACAAGCTTGTTGATGATGTAGTTTTTCATCTCTGCCAACTCATCTACTAGTTGGCAGTTCATGTTCTGAACCATACCGGCCAAGTAGGCGACGGTTTCGTTCGGATACTTAGCAAAATCGACCTTCTCTCTCGGGTTGAGCAACATACTTTTGCCCAGTTCCCCGGCTTCTTTAATGTGTTCTTGACTGGCTGACAGCGGTTCGTTGTTGATATCAGCTAGAAGCTTAATAGTTCTTGCCCGCATCTCTAGCTCTTCATGCGCGGTGAGCGGAGGCAGGGCTTCGGCTGCGTTCTTAGGCAGCGGGATGCCGTCCTCAATGTCGGGAAGAATTGTCTCCATTAACTATAGATATAACAGAAAAACCGCATGGTACCAAATTGATGACGGGGGGTGTTTCTATATGAGGGGGGTGGGGTACCAAACTTTGGAAAATGCGTAGTTATTTGTGTGGATTATGGGGTGTGGGGTGCGCGCGGAGTCCCGAATCCATTTCGGTGGGTATACCCCCAGTGGGGTGCGCGAAACTTGACTTTTCCATCGTTTATGATAATATTAAATCACGGTCAAGGTGACCGTCAAAACGGAGAATCGGAAATGGAAAAGATGGACGCACTGGTGGATTTGGTACGAGCACTGTCAAAGAAGTGCGAGGAACTTGAGCAAGCTCAAAACCGTGTTGAGATGTATAAGCGATGGTACGAGCAAGAAAAGGAAGAGAAGAAAGAGCTTCGCGAACGTCTCAACCGTCAAGCCTAATCACCAAGCGGCGAGGGGGGCGAAAGCCCCCCGAGCCAAGGAGAGAATCATGATTCGCCCATTGAATGAAATCGCCCACGATATCCACAGCAACTGGACAGCGTTACGCAACAATCCTAACCATTACGCTGCACCATACCTCCAAGCCATGTATGCGTTGGAGTCAATCAACGACAACTTTTATGCAGATTCGGGTCGAAGCGTAGTGTTGTACTTCCTTGCCAATGCCAACTCATGGCGCGGCGACACCGCTCGACGAATAAAGGCTGAACTCAAAGCCATGCTGAAGCCGCAGCAACTCAAACTTAACCTTCAATAACTAACAGGCGGAGGGGGCGAAAGCCCCCCGAGCCAGAGGGAATTAAATGCACCCTTTCCACGTTGCTACAGATTTACAGAAGTACGGATTCTGGTACACCTATTGGAGTCTGCGGAACAACAACTGCTACACGAGACCACAATCGCTTTGGTTGATTTGGGTAGGACACCAACACAACAAGTATATGGATAAGCGACTCAATAACAGCGTTCGAATTCTTACCAAGTAAACAATTTCTCCGTGGGGCAGGGACTTCCAACCTGCCCTTTTTCTTCGGCCTATTGATGCCAGTTATTAGTTGGCGCGCGCGGGAGGGGGCGCGCGTGGCGCGCGCGACGCGAACCCTAATAAAATCAATGACTTACGATATAGTTCAGACAATTCTACCCCATCATGTATAACGATTCCATGCCACGCCGGGAGGCGCGCACCACCAAAACATCATATGAGGATCAGATACTATGGCTCGCAAAGTTAAGAATGCGGTTTCGGCCGCTGTCGCTGGCGCGAATATCGCCAGCATCAAGGATCTCGGCGTCCAGACGGCTGGACACCGGGCGCGCGGAATCGCCCTCGGGCATGCGGCGCTCAAACTGTGGCCTGCACTCGCGACGGATTTCGCAAAGGGCGATAAGGATAATTGGGCGCGATTCGACGACGGTTCCCGCACAGCGTATGACGACACGCATACCGCACCGGTCGCGGTTCGCGACGAAAAAGGTCGCTATACCCTGATCAACGCCGGGGACGGAGTCGAGGGGCAGCATTTGTCCGCCGCCTATCTCGCCAGCCAGACTCCAGCCGACTGGTCGCGGATCAAGAATGACTCGCCGACACTCTGGACGGTTATGGATCAGGTTCGGGAGCGGATTGGCAACTACGTCCGCGACAACCGCCGCAATCTCCGGGACAACGTCAATAAGGCGATGGGCGGAGTCAGCCGCAAGGCGCGAGTCACCAACCGCACCATGCCATCGATCATTGCCGACACGGTTGCGACACTCCGGGCAAAAATCAAACTGGATCTCGGCAACAAAGCCATCGATCAGGCGGAGCACGATAAGGTGCTGGCATGGTTGATCGACGGCGAGAAACTCTTCAAGAAAGACTGATCCGACCGGGGCGGCAACGCCCCGGCCTTTCGGGGGAGGCGAAAGCCTCCCCCATTTTTTGTGCCTGTTGATACCAGTTATTTGTTTGCGCGCGCGATGCGTGGCGCGCGACGCCGACCCGCGCGAGCCGGGCGAGCGGCTCATGGCGCGGCATGGCATGGAATAATTAAGCCCGTGGGAATTCCCACGCCGCTAAATATCATTTGCGAAAATTACAGAGTACGCTTTCGTAGGTGACCCCCCTGCCGCGCTAAACGCATCATTTGCGAAAATTACAAAGTACGCGCTGTTTTGTTCCGCTCGCTACGCTTGTTCCGCAGCCTGTTCCGGGCGACGCTCGTTTTGCGGAACAACGCAAGTGCTTGATTCTAATCAGGAAAACGCGATTTTTGCGCGATTTGTTCCGCTGTTCCGCAAAAAATAAGTAAAGAACTGCCGAGACGCAGTTTTTTCGCTCGCGAGGGTCGCGCAGCCTGTTCGGCAAGTTAGGTGTGTCTGGCAGTTTATACTCTCAAAACTGCGGAACAGCGGAACAACCCCCCCTTTTTTCTTACTTACTACTACATTTTATTTATATATAAGATAAGAACGACTACGCAAAATCAAGCACTTACGCTCATCCGAGCGACGCTCATTTCACAAGTTACGCCCAAAAGCCCGAGCATAATATAAGCGGAACAAACTCGTTTTTCCGGAACAGCGGAACAGACTGATAAATAAAATAGTTATATATAAGCTTGAATTAGTATAGTTTTCAGGTAAAATGGGGTCTCGTGTCCGCAGTTCTGTTTGTACATCACCTCAACTTATCGGCGTGGGAATTCCCACGCCACGGAGAATCAGACATGGCAAGCAAATTCAAACTCCTCAACATCGACGCCAACGCCAAAACGGTGAAGGGTCAAGCCCGTGGGTACCTGACGGGCATCCTGTACCTCTCTCCGAGCGACGCTAGCGGCACTCAACTCTGCCCCCTATCCCACGTAGCCCGTTGCGCTGCCCCATGCTTGAACCTCGCAGGGCGTGGCGGCATGGCGAAGGGTAACGCTACCTTCACCTCACCCGGCGGCCACGAACTCTCTGATAACACCGTGCAGCGCGCTCGACTGCGTCGTACAGAATTGTTCTTGGAGGACTACGACGCCTTCTTTGCGCTGCTAGTGAAAGAAATACGCATGGCCGAGCGCATGGCACAGGAACAGGGTCTCACCCTTGCCCTCCGGCTCAACGGCACGAGCGACATTCGGTGGGAGGACATACCTCTGACCGTTGACGGGCGTGGCTACTACAACATTTTCCGTGCCTTCCCACACATTCAGTTCTACGACTACACCAAGATTCCGAACCGACGCCGTGCGCTCATCATTCCTAACTATCACCTCACATACAGTTACTCGGGTGTATCAGATTTTGCGCCGGTAGTTATCCAAGCCCTACGTACCTACGGGGAGCGGGTCAACATGGCAGTCGTGTTCCGTGGCGACGTACCCAAGACATTCCTAGGCAGACAGGTCGTCAACGGCGACGAATCAGATTTGCGGTTCCTAGACCCCACAGGCGTCGTGATCGCACTGAAGGCAAAGGGGAAAGCCCAGAAGGACACCTCTGGGTTCGTTGTCGATCACATCAATAGCCCTGCCCTGTCGGCAGCGGCGTAACTAACTAGCGTGGGAATTCCCACGGAGGAGAGTCAGTATGAGTCAGGAAGAGTTTGTTTACGTGGCGATCTATACGCACAAGCATGGCATCGACTACGCCGTGTACCGCACTGCCGAAAAAGCCTACGAGTGGGGCGAGGACATAGCGCGTACGTACTGGGAAGACTTTTACCCCGACGACCCCATGCCAGAAGAGAAGGTGATGCAAGCCTACTTCAACAGCGCAAATGCTTGGATTCATGGTGAGTGGTTCACCGTAGAACGTAAACAAATCGAGGGCTAAACGTGAGCAGCATTAATTCAGTAGGTCGATTGGTCGTGGCCGTGCGTAACGTGTACGGCAACGAGATGGTGTATCCCATAAACGACACGGCGAAGTTGTTCGCCAAGATCGCAGGGACGAAGACACTCAAGCCCGAGACTATCTACACAGCGCAGTTGCTTGGGTTCGATGTCGAGCAAGTGATCGAAGAGACAGCGACGCTCAACTTCACAAGGGGGAAACTCAATGGCTGATGACGACAATGAAACGCGGGTGAAGATCGACTACATCAGATATCTAAATCACATACGACATCTGAACAACCACTACGCCGGTATAAGCAACATGCACGGCAGGAGCATCATCAAGCAAGGCATGGCAGAGGGCAAAAAGTTTCAAGGTAGGCGTGTCGGTCACTTGCTTGATTCAAACCTACGCCCCGAGCGACAGATCGAAGAGCAGAAGTTGCTAGAACAATTCATGCGTGAACACAACATAGGAACAGAGGAGTAGCGCGATGCAAGTATCAGGAGTTGAAGGGTACATATTGAAAGAAGTGTCGCGGGTCGTGAAGTACAAGAAGTACCGCATCGATCTGACGTATGACTCGCTAACGTTGCTTGGAAGAATGCGACAGGAGAGGACGATAAAGTTTTTGACCAAGGCAGAGATATCAACGTCACCACTCATGTTTATTAAGTTTGAAGGGCAACATGCCTTGGAGTTGGCGAAGTCATACATCAATGCATACCAAAAAAGTAAAGGCTAACCATGCAAACTGGCCGGTTCAATAATTGTTTTAAATAAAAGGTTGATTCATTCGTCAAGAAAAGTTATGATTCTTACCAGATCACAGGAGAATCTGTATGACCATCGAACTTGAAACGCCCAAGCACATTACGTCGCTGCGTACCTCTGCGATTCTCGTGGGGGTGGAGATGACAGCGTCGAACTTCACCAAGTCTGACCGTGGCATTGCGTCGCGCATCAGTCAGGAGGCAAACGCCAAGGCCAACGTCACCAAGGTAGCGCATGAGTTGCTTGCCAATGACCCGGACTTGCGACTGCTACTCAACCACAGGCAGACCGTCTATAACTTCCTCGACTCATGGACGCTGCCGTGGATGGGCAAACTGCGACTGCTGCCATCGTCGAGCATTGAGAAGTTCCTAGCCAAGTACAACGAACTGGAGCAACAGTTCTACACATTGCTCGACACGTTCCTCGACAAGTACGAAGACAAGATCGCAGCACAGGCATTCGTGCGCGGTGACTTCTTCAATCGTAATGATTACCCAACACTGGAGCAGGTGCGCGGTGCGTTCACGATCAAGTTGTACCACCAACCCGTGCCAGAGAATGACTTCCGAGTGCAGGTCGCCAACGACCAAGCCGCTGACTTGCAGCGCAACTTCCAGAAGCAGGTCAACGACAAGGTGCAGGAGGCACACGCTGCACTGGTGGAGAAGTTCGTCGATGTCATGCAGTCGCTGTCGCACTGCTGCGATGTCGAGGAGGTCACGGGCAAGGACGGCGAGATCAAGATTCGTCGCCGCAAAATCTACGACTCGACTGTCGAGAAGGCGATGGACTTGTGCGAAACACTAGAAGCGTTCAACCCAATGGGTGACGAGCGGCTCGACAAGGCTCGTGAAGAACTATTCGATACGTTGCGTACAGTCGATGCCACTACGTTGCGTGAGTCAGATTCTGCGCGATCCCGTGTCAAGGCAGATGTCGATTCCATATTGTCGAAATTCTGTTAATTGGACTTTTTGTACTCATCAGAGAATCAGGAGTAATAGTTATGACTACTACAAACGTTGACGTTCATTCCCTCCCCGTGTCCCTGTCCGAGGCGTTGCAGATGATCCTGCTGTACGGCAGTGAGATCACCCTGCTGATGGATGGTGAGACGGGTATCGGCAAGTCGTCCTTGCTACCGGCGATTGCCAAGAAGCACGGCGATCAGTGGCGTAAGCCCGGTCAGTACTTTGCGACTGACAAGTACAACTATCTCTACATCGACTGCACCACTGAAGAGATCGGTGATCGCAAGATGAAGATTCCCGTGCATGCCACGAAGAAGTTGGAGGACTACCTCGCCGCCGAGTGGCGGCTCGACGAGGGCAAGCCGCTTGTCCTCATGCTTGACGAGTTCAAGAAGTGTCCCAAGGCATTGCAGGTGCTGTGGTCACGGCTCATGCAGGAGCGCACCATCGGCAACGTGCCGCTGCCCGAGGGGTCAATCGTGTTTGGTACGTCCAACCTTGCGTCAGACGGACTGGGCGACATCATCAAGGCACACGAGGCTAACCGTGTGATGCGTGTCCATGTACGCAAGTCGAACTCAAAAGAGATGTACAAGTACGCTGCCGAGCAGGGCGTCGAGCAAGTGTTGCTTGCGTGGATCGCCTCGACCAAGCAAGCGTTCGCGTCGTACCTCGACGGCAACCAAGACAGCAACCCTTACATCTTCCATCCTAATCGTTCTGGTCAATGCGTTACGCCGCGCTCCACCATGCGTTGCAATTACGTGCTACAGAAGCGACACCTTGTGCCGGAGCACATCACGCACACGGCACTGGCCGGACTGATTGGTCGTGCAGGTGCGGACAGCCTCATGGCCTGTGTCAACCTCGACGACAAGGTGATGAAGACCGAGCAGGTGATCAAGGCTCCGACTGCTGTACCTGTTCCAGATGATGCGCTTGCTTTGATCCTGATGATGATTCACGGCGCGGCCGACGTTGAGACACAGGACGAGGTCGATGCGTTCATGCAGTTCGTGGATCGTGTGCCGTCGAGCGAGGTGCAGTCGATCTTCTTCCACATGCTTGTGACTTCCAACAATCCACAGAAGGTCATCTTGGTTCGCAACAACAAGCGATTGACCCAGTGGCGTACTGACAACTACGAGTTGATCTAATAGGAGTATTCACATGGATACAGCAATGAAGATCAAGAAGGCCAAGAGCCGCTTGATGCGACACGTTGAGACCCGGCACATGGCGGGTATCTTTGTGAGTGGCAAGGTCGAGATATGCGACAACCTTCCTACCGCATGCACTGATGGGTGGAACGAGAAGTATGGTCGCAAGTTCACTGACGGGCTGACCATTGCAGAGGCCACGGGTGTGGTACTGCACGAGGGACTGCACAAGTATGCGAAGCACATCCCTCGCTTCCGTAAGTTGATGAAGACTGACGGACGCATGATCAATGCAGCGATGGACTACGCGATCAACGACATCATTCATAACTTGAAAGACAAGACGTTGGCCGTGCTGCCCGAGCCGCATCTGTACAACCCCATGTTCAGGAATTGGTCTGTCCTTGAGATATACGAGTTCTTGAAGACAGGTCGAGACAAGGACGGCAACAAGCGTGGCGATCCCAAAGAGAACCGTGATGGTGTCAACGTTGGCGGTAGTCAGTACGACACCGAGTCGATGGATGAGCACAGCGCGGAGAGCATCACGGGCGAGGAACTCAGCGAAGCAGAGGCAGAGCAGATCGCCAAGAAGATCGACGATGCGATCAAGCAGGGCGCGATCATTGCCGGTGCGATGGGGCTTGACCTGCCCCGTGCGTTGACTGAATCGTTAGACCCGGTGGTCGATTGGACTGCGGAGTTGTATGACTTTGCTAGCAACAACGTGCGCGGTGCTGACGAGTACAGTTTCCAACGATACAACCGACGCCGGATCGCTGACGATATCTACATGCCGACGATGTACAAGGACACCATCAGCGAAGTGTTGATCATGCCGGATGCGTCCGGATCGATTGACCAACGTGCGATGAATGCGTGGGCAGCGGAGATCGCCAACGTGTGCGAGGTGATGCAGCCTGATCTGGTGCGTGTGTTGTGGTGGGACACGCAGGTGCATGCCGAGCAGGTGTTTGAGCCGGGTCAGTTCGATCAGATTCGTGACCTGCTCACGCCCCGTGGCGGTGGTGGTACGGAGGTCTCGTGCCTCAGTCGCTACATCAATGATAAGAATATTACGGCAGACTGTGCCATCGTGTTGACGGACGGTTACGTCGAGCCTCAAGTGAAGTGGGACATCGACATCCCGACGCTGTGGATGGTGACGGAGAGTCGTATGTTTCGTCCCCCGGTGGGACGCATGGTGAAGATCGATAACCTTGGAAAGGAGAATCAGTGATGAGTAAGCATTACATTGCGGTGATCGAAGAGACCAACGGTAGTTTTGAGTACAAGTCAGAGTTCTTGTTCACTACAGACGAAGACCCGTGGGTGTATGGCAAAGAGGTCGCTGCCGACTGGCGTAGTGGCAACACCGAGTATGACAGTAACGTGGGTGGGTTCTGGAATGAAGACACCATCATTTGTTTGGATGCTGTGAAAGAAATTCCGGCAGATGACTTTGAGGTTCTGAGTAAATACTTGTCAGTCCTTTGAGGAGAATCAGTATGAGCGACGATATCTTTTTCCTGAACAAGTTCGACACTGAGCGACGCAACTTCCTGCGTCGTACAGAACTATTCGCATTCGCCCGTGAACTACGTGCGAGATCAAACAACAAACTGTTCTTGAGTACTGCTTCCATCGACACTTACGTTGAGAAGGGTAGGATGGTGACAGAGCATGGCATCCCTGCCATGCACATTGAGATCAAGTACCCGAACAGTCGTAAGGATCGCGAATACAACCTGGAGTCTGTGCACACTGCCGGGTTCGATTACGGGACTAACAGTCTTGCCAAGTCCAAGCAGAAAGCCTACGTGATGCGACGCATTGCTACGGTGCGCGAACCGTTGCGATCATTCCATGTCGCCATCAAGCAGGGCGATGACGAGTGGTTCCACAACGTCATCCTGAGATTGGTGAATCGATACATGGGTAGATTGTTGGAGCAACACCGGGTCGAGTCACGCTTCACGCCTAACTTTCATAACACAACACAGGAGTGGTTGCTGCGTGTACTGGGTGGCTACTCGCACCGCGCTGACTTCCCGGCTAGTGTCGAGAACGAAGTCGCTACCAAGTTGGCAGAGTACGAGAACCGTAATAACTTTCTAAAGCAAGTCCATGCGCTGACTGGTGTGATGTTTGACCGAGCCGAGAAGTGGCTTGTTGGACGTATACCTGACGGCTACGTCGTGGCGGCGTTCGACCCACGTGCTCTTGTGCGGTACATATCCGAGGCGGCAATTGAAGGGAACACTTACCTTGGCATCAATCACAGCCACATCCCGTTCACTGTCAAGCCGCAGCCGTACCTGAGTCTGGATGATGTGCCGTCTGACATTCGCGATGACATGATGTCGGCTCTGCACTTGCAACGTGTGATGCGCGAGTCTGCACACCCCGAGATAACTGGTATCGACTCCGACAAGATCTTTGCCAAAACGTCTGCGTTTTACATGTCGAACGAGGGAGGGTGGATGACGTACGGTTATCAGCACCGTCCCCTGCAATGGATCATTGCGGATAAGGGTTAACACTATGTATACCTACAGTACTACCCCGATCAAGTTGCAGCATGATGAGTTGTGGTCTGTCTGCGTAGTGCGTGACACCACACAAAACCCAGAGATATATCGGGTGTACGTGGGCGATAACATGTTGCGGATGTTCGATGTTAAAACTCTACCCGATACGATCAAAGAGAAGTTGGCAATGGTTCATGGGTTGGGTATCGACGAGCGAGTTATCGCTCCAATGAATATAGCGTGGGAGTTAAATCCTCCCGATCATTACCCACGAGAGTACATAAATATTGGATGGTTCGTTGCCAATAGTAATGCAACTAACATATACTATTATCAAGTGGTGCTTTCGTTTGAAGAACTATCCGTCATACGTGGGATGAAACTAACGTTTCCACAACAGAGGGAAGTCGCATGATCAGATGGTTACTAGGCTTCTTCAAGCGCGCTGATGATTTCCGCAGACGAGAGTGGTCACATGTGCCCCCACCTGCGTGGGGAGCCAAACGAAGTGGGAGAGACTACTGGTGAATAAATCTATACAAGACATCTTCAAAGAATCATTGGAGATGTTGGATCAGGACAAGTTCGACGAGTGCATACCGGGGTTCACGAAACTCATCGACATGCATCCGTTGATCATTGCGTCCTACATTCAGCGTGGCCGAGCGCACTGGGAGATGAAGCGTTGGGACTTGGCACAGGCAGACTTTGAGAAGGCTCTGCACCACGATCCTGACACCGCTGATGCCAAGTGGACGATGGGTCTGATGGCGATGCAGCGCGGTGAATTCAAGCGTGGGTGGGAGTTGTATGACGAGCGTTGGAACAGTACGTCGTTTGCATCCCCGCGACTCAAGACGAGGCTCCCCGAGTGGCGACCATACCGTGCCTATCAGTCTGTACTTGTATGGTGTGAGCAGGGCATCGGTGATCAGTTGCTGTACAGCAGTCTGCTGAAGAAGGTTAAGAGTTGTACTAAGAAAGTTACAGTAATGATCGACGTTCGTTTGATGGGATTACTGCAACGAGCCAACCCAGACATCAAGTTCATTCCGCATAGCGCCAGAGTTAACAACGCTGAGTATGATTCTCAGATAGCACTGGGCAGCATCGGCAGACCTTTCATTGAGACAGAAGCCGACATCGACGAGTGCACCCAGTTCAAGTACATCAGACACGACACGAATCGTGGTGTGCAAATACAGCAAGAGTTGGGTCTGACCGGAGAAGAGTTCGTCATCGGTCTCTCATGGGCTAGTACTGCACCTCGCATCGACAAGCACAAGAGCATCAAGTTAGAAGAACTGATCGGGCTGTGGGATATCCCGAACGCCAAGATCGTCAGTCTCCAATACGGCAAACCCGAGCACGAAATAGAACTATTTGAAGAGAAGACTCACCAACAAGTCTGGCAGACCACCGTGAGCAACTTCTTTGATCTAGAGGGTGTAGCCGCCACGATGTCGCTGTGCGATGTGGTGGTGTCGGTTAGTAATGCCAACGTGCATATCGCAGGGGCGATGGGCAAACCTACGTATGTGCTCGACGCTAACAAACTTTGGTACTGGAACCAGAAGCGTGGCCGCACGAGTCTGTGGTATCCATCGGTAAAACTATTTCCACGCGACAACGTAAAGGCTCCGTGGGACAAACAAGTTCAAGAACTAATTCAGGAGATTCAAGATGACTACTTCCCTAACTCTTGATGACGATGTGTCCTATCTGGATGTTAAGCCAGAGGACATGGTTCCGATCCCGCCGCAGGAAAAAGTCTGGGCAACGATTGGTGACAATCTTCAGTTGGAGTACATCGACTGGGACATGATTGAAAACCTCGCTCATCAGTTTGATCTATTGCATAAGGCAGGAGAACAGAAGACTGAGAGCCATGTGATCTGCAAGTTACTAGTGTTGGTGCGGGACAAGACGAAGAAGGAGTGCGGTGCGTGAAGATCTTTGTTGGTTGGGATAGTCGTGAAGACATCGCGTATCAGGTGTGCAAGGAATCATTACTCCGGCACACATCTGTACCGCTCGACATCCAACCGATTAAGCAGACTGATTTGCGCGAACGAAACGTGTACTGGCGGGAGCATGACCCTCTATCTTCTACCGAGTTTTCGTTCACTCGTTTCCTGACGCCGTATCTTGCAGGATACAAAGGGTGGGCGTTGTTCATGGATTGTGACTTTCTCTGGCGAGGAGATGTGGCAGGAGTCATGGACTACGCTGATCCGAAGTACGCCGTACTGTGCGTGAAGCACAAGTACAAGCCGAAAGAAGAAACAAAGATGGACGGCCATGCACAGCACAAGTATCCGAAGAAGAATTGGTCGAGTCTGATGCTGCTGAACTGTGAACACCCAGATATAAAACAAAACTTGACGCCGCAGATAGTGAACATTGGGACTGGGATGTACCTGCATCAATTCCGGTGGACGCTAGAAGAGAACATTGGTGAGTTACCCATCGCATATAACTACTTGGAAGGTTGGCACACAAAAAACACCTGCCCGAATCCCGTGGCTGTTCACTTCACTAGAGGTGGCCCGTGGTTTGAAGATTGGGGAAGCGTGGAATACGGGGATGAGTGGTTAGCGGTAGCCAAAGAGATGTGAGATGCGACGAGATAAGAGAAAGGAAGGTAAGGTCTACACAAGGCTGTCGAGGTTTAACTTGGCTCTGTCGTATGAACAATACTTGTTCCTGTTGGAACGTAAGCGAAGAGCCAAAGAACTCGACGAACGTATGACTTACAAGGATTTGATGGTGCTGTGGAATCTGCCGCAGCATCACATGGCTACAGCAATGTACAGAGGGATTAAACAATATGACGACAGAATTAAAGCCGAAGGTGGAGACGTTGGTAATCGACGATCAGTCCCCGCCCGGCGCGTGGAAAGACGAGATGAGTGCTGCCCCTTGGGGCTATGGTCAAAGTCAGCAGATGCGCGTCGAGCGATCCTTGCAGAATATACGGAGAGCGGGACTGTTCGACGAGGCTACAGTCCTCTTGTTAGAGTTGAATACTTTGAAGACTGAACTGGAGATACTGCGTGGAAATCGAAGATGATATTCTTGATCTGATTCGCGCACTCCCCAACGACATCAATGATGCCTCGACCACAACAGAAATGAAGTTTCTGACAGTGGGCAGCGTGTTGTGGGCGTGTCGTGATGAGATCGTCTACTTACGCAGAGAAGTTGAGAGGTTGAAAAGTGAGCGTCGTAAAGCAAGAAAGAAGGTGTACTGAGTGCAAGCGCAAGTTTGCAACGGCGAACTCATTTCACGCGCACAAATACAGATTTGGTGATTGCCGCTCTCTTGAAGCGATGGCGGCAATCGGATTCGTAGAAACCGCGAAGGGATGGAAGTTAATTGACCCCCGAACGAAAAGTAAAAGACAAGGTTAGAAAAGTTCTAACCGAGATCAAGGCTTACTACGCGATGCCCATCGGCACAGGTTATGGCAACGCCGGAGTGCCAGACTTCCTAGTCTGCTACAAGGGGTTGTTCATAGGCATCGAATGCAAGGCCAAGGGGAACAAACCGACTGCCTTACAGATGAAAAACTTTAAAGACATTGAAGAGGCAGGAGGACAAGTGCTGTTGATTGATGAGTCTAATGTTGATCAGTTGTTGCAATTAATATTGATAGGAGTCAGTTCGTATGAAAAAGCAGAGTAATGCTGCGAAGATTCGCGCTCTCTTGGCAGAGGGGCTGTCAGTAAAAGAGATCGCCGCCAAGTTGAAACTCAAAGAGAACTACGTTCATCAAGTAAAGTTCTATTGGAAGAACAATATCAAGAAGGGTGAGCGAGTTAAGAAAACCAAGTTGTCGAAGATCGCAAAGACCCGCGAAGTATTGCAGCCGGTAAAGCCGTTGATCTTCAACGGGCAGAAGCCGATAAAAGTTCCCGAGGCCGATATGGTCAATCACCCACCGCACTACAAGGTTGGCGGCGTGGAAACGATTGAGTTCATAGAGGCTAAGAATCTTAACTATCACTTGGGCAACGCTGTGAAGTACATCAGCCGCGCTTTCTACAAGGGCAATCCGTTGCAGGACTTGAAGAAGGCTAGGTTCTACATTGATCGCGAGATCGCCCGTCGAGAATCGAAGGCTGCTTGATCATGAGTTTCGTAACGCTAGATTTTGAAACGTACTATGCGAAGGACTTCAGTCTGTCGAAGATGACGACTGAGGAATACATTCGCGACCCGCGCTTTCAAATCATCGGCGTAGGTGTCAAAGAGAACGATGGCGAACCCGTTTGGTTTTCTGGATCTCACGATGAGATTAAAGAATTCTTAAACAGGTTTGACTGGAGCAGCACCGCTGTCCTATGTCACAACGCCATGTTCGACGGAGCGATACTGGAGTGGGTTCTGGATATTCATCCGAACTTCTACTACGACACGCTGTGCATGGCTCGTGCTTTACACGGGGTCGATGCAGGTGGATCGCTTGCTGCGCTTGTTCAGCGTTACGAGATTGGTGAGAAGGGAACCGAAGTACACAACAACATCGGGAAACGGAGAGAGGACTTCTCTCCGGCAGAACTGGAGTTGTATGGGCACTATTGCATGAACGACGTTGAACTAACGTGCAATTTGTTTGCTCGTATGGCTCCAGTTTTTCCCGAGGTCGAGTTCAATCTGGTGGACATGACCCTCAAGATGTACACCCGTCCGACGCTGATGGTGGACGATGCGCTGTTGGTCACGAGGCTAGATGAAATTAAAGCCGAGAAGACTGAACTGCTAAATGGTCTGAGAGGTTTGCTTGACTGTGGGCTAGAGGAAGAAGTTCGCAAGAAACTCTGTAGCAACAAACAGTTCGCGCAGATACTGGAGGACTTCAACATCCCCGTGCCCATGAAGATCAGTCCGACTACGGGCAACCCGACCTTTGCTCTTGCCAAGAATGATGTGGGGTTCATGGCTCTGCAAGAACATCCCGACCCGATCATTCAACAACTCTGCGCGGTTCGTCTGGGTACGAAGTCCACCATCGAAGAGTCACGCATCGAACGCTTCATCGGAATCGGTGCGCGAAACAATGGCATGCTGCCTATCCCGTTGAAGTATTACGGGGCACACACTGGGCGGTGGTCAGGGCAGGACAGCGTCAACTTCCAGAACTTGCCGAGCCGCGATGCCAAGAAGAAGGCGTTGAAGAATTCAGTGCTGGCTCCCCGTGGACATGTCGTTATTAACTGTGACAGTTCACAGATCGAAGCGCGTGTGCTGGCGTGGTTAGCCGAGCAGGAGGACATGGTCGAGGCGTTCCGTAACAAGCGGGATATCTATTCCGAGTTCGCCACGCAGGTCTACAACAGAACTATTACGAAGAAAGATCCGGTCGAGCGGTTCGTGGGCAAGACCTGCATCCTTGGACTGGGCTACGGCACAGGTGCTGCCAAGTTGCAGCACACTCTGGGCACGGCGCATCCGGTGAGCGTTCGCCTTGAAGAACATGAGTGCAAGCGCATCGTGCATCTGTACCGACAGGCCAACAGCATGATCCCGAGGTTTTGGAATGACTGTGACCGAGCCTTGTCATGGCTGATGAGCACGGGTGCGAACGTTGGTAAGTCTTACTACTTGGACAACAAGCAAGTCGTGGAGATAACGCCGGAAGGCATAAGGCTTCCGAACCGACTGTACATCCGCTATCCGAACCTCCGCACTAGCGGCCTTGAAAACGGATGCGTTTACACATCACGCCGTGGCGTAATAAAGATCTGGGGCGGTGCAGTTACTGAGAATATCGTGCAAGCCCTCGCCCGAATCATCGTGGGCGAACAGATGCTAAAGATAAACGAACGTTATCGAACTGTACTGACCGTGCATGACGCAGGTGTCTGGGTTGTCCCAGAATCCGAAGTCGATGACGCCCTTGCATTTATAGTGAAAACTATGTCTACTCCCCCTGACTGGTGTGCCGATCTGCCCGTCGCTTGCGAGGCTAAATACGGACAATCATATGGGGATTGCTAGTGATCAAATGGTCGTACAGCGGACTGAAGGACTTCACCAAATGTCCGCGCCAGTATCATGAAGTAAAGGTTTTACAGAACTTCAAGAAGGAAGTAACGGAGCAGATGCGTTACGGAACTGAGGTTCACCAAGCATTAGAGGACTACGTCAGAAACGGTATACCACTGAATAGAAATTATGAACGCTTTCAACCTCTGCTGGATGTGCTTATGCGGATGCCGGGGACACGATTCCCTGAGCACAAGATGGCATTGACAATCGATAAGCAGCCGTGTGGTTTTGACGATGCAGATTACTGGGTGCGCGGTATTGCTGACTTGTTAATCATAGACGGAGACCATGCTTTCGTTATTGATTACAAGACTGGCAAGCCGAAGATGCCTGACCCCGACCAGTTAAAGTTGATGGCGTTGATGGTGTTCGCGCACTTTCCTTCAGTGAAGAAGATCAAAGCTGCGCTTGCATTCATACTTTATGATGTTTTTATTCCAGAGGAATACGAACGTAATCAAGTTGATTCGATCTGGGATGTGTTCAATCCGGATCTTATGAGGTTGAGTCTCGCTTACGAGAACAACACTTGGATGCCAAACCCCACTCCGCTTTGTGGTTGGTGTCCTGTAGATACTTGTGAATTCTACAAGCGGAGGAGGAACTGAGATGGCTTACGTAAACAAACCCCGCCCGTACAAGAAAGAGTATCAGCAACAGAAAGCCCGTAAGGAACATGCAGATCGCATGGAGCGTCAACGTGCGCGCCGCGCTGTTGATAAGAACGGTAAAGATTTAAATGGTAACGGAAAAGCAGATCGACGCGAGGGCAAGGACATTGCCCACAAGAAAGCGTTATCGAAAGGTGGAACCAACAAAGACGGTTACACCATCCAGTCAATTCGTCGCAACCGCTCTTTCAAACGTACCTCAAGCGGAGCGATGAAGTAGTCCCCACAAGGTATGAGTGTGGAGGACAGGGCAGTTCCCACCCACTTCTGCCCTAGCGTAGTCATAAGCGCTCAACCATGCCATTCAAGGCAGCGGCTATCTAACTGATTCTCACCGCTGTGACTTGAACGACTGGCCCCCGTAAGGGGCTTCTTCAAGAGGAATTATGGAAGTCATAGAGAACACGGCGCTACGCCTAACCGTGCCGAATCAAGTTGCTCAGAACATCCTGAGTAAAGTTGAAAAGAGCGAGTTGATCATCGACTGCGGAACAGCCAAAGACATTGCTGTCTACTGGGGTTTCGATGAAGCATCGTTGCTAACTTATCTACTCGACGGTGAACTTCCGAAGGAAGGCACACCTATCATCCCGTCGCCAATACTCAGAGATTACAACTGGCCGGGCGTCTTCAAACCATTTGATCACCAGAAGAGTACTGCATCATTCCTAAGTCTGAGGCAGAGAGCGTTCTGCTTTAACGAAGCCGGGACAGGCAAGACCTCTGCTGCGATATGGGCAGCGGACTACCTGATGACACTAGGCTTGGTAAAAAGAGTTCTAGTGATCTGCCCGTTGTCGATCATGCACTCAGCATGGCAAGCAGACATCTTCAAGACCGCGATGCATCGTTCATGCGGCGTGGCATATGGCGATGGTGCGAAGCGGAAACAAATTATCAACAACCCTTACGACTTCATCGTTATTAATTATGACGGAGTTGCAATCGTCAGGGATGAGATTCGTAACGGTGGATTCGATCTGATCATCGTTGATGAGGCGAATGCATACAAGACACCGACGACGAAACGATGGAAGACGTTAGCGTCAATCATTACATCTGATACACGCCTGTGGATGATGACCGGCACACCTGCCTCGCAGTCTCCGGTGGATGCCTATGGCCTTGCGAAGTTGATCTCACCGTACCGTGTACCGAAGTTCATGAGTGCGTGGCGGGATAAAGTTATGCGCCAAGTCTCACGATTCAAGTGGATGCCCAAACCAGATTCGCAACACGAAGTGCGTTACGCGCTACAACCTGCGATCCGGTATACCAAGAAAGAATGCTTGGATCTACCAGAGGTGACGTATCAAACCCGTGAAGTACCGCTCACGGTGCAAGTCGCAAGATACTATAAAACCCTTAAAAATCAGATGTTAATCGAAGCTGCTGGGCAAATGGTGTCAGCAGTCAACGCTGCGGCAAGCATGAGCAAGTTGCTGCAAATCTCAGGCGGCGCGGTCTACACCGATCACCGCGATGTGGTCGAGTTTGATGTGTCTCCACGCCTTGAAGCGATGCGCGAAGTGCTTGACGAAACGTCAAACAAAGTTGTAATATTCGTACCGTACATACACACGATTGATGTTGTCACTGAATATCTGAACCGCGAGGGCTACACTAACGAAGTGATCAAAGGCGATGTGCCACCCAAGACACGCGCCGATATCATCGACAGGTTCCAGTCTCAAGAAAATCCGCGAGTGCTTGTGATTCAACCGCAAGCAGCATCTCACGGTGTGACTTTGACCGCCGCTGATACGATCATCTTCTGGTCGCCTGTGATGAGCGTTGAGACTTATCTTCAGTGTATCGGTCGTATTGATAGAGTTGGACAGCGTAATCCGTGTACGGTCGTTCATCTTCAGGGTTCTGATGCTGAGCGTCGCGTGTACAACATGTTGCAAGGTAAAGTTGATTCGCATCAAAAACTAGTTGATCTGTATAAGCAGGAGTTGGAATCAGTATGAGTTTTAACACTGAAGAATTAGTTGAAGCGTTCATTGCTATACGCACTGCGCGTGATGAGTTGAAGAAGAAGTACGAAGCAGACGACGCCGTGTTGGAAGAAGACATGAATAAGATCAAAGTTGAATTGTTGAAGATCTGCAATACGGTTGGCGCTGACACGATCAAGACTTCTTCTGGAACTGTCATGCGTAAGTTGAACGAACGCTTTTACTGTAGCGATTGGAATGTGTTTGGTAAGTTCGTTCTTGAGAACAGTGCAGTTGAATTGTTGGAGCGGCGTATACACCAAACTAATTTCAAGCAGTTCATGTCTGAACATGAGGGGGATGGACTGCCACCCGGTGTCAACGCGATGCGTGAATTTGATGTCACGATTCGCAAGCCGTCCTCCTCATCCGTTGTTAACAATTAAGGGAAGGTAACCCATGAGCAATGATCTGATCCTGAGTATTAAAAATGAACTCGCCGTGCAGGGCGGCGTTGACGCAGACACTCTTGCAGTAGCCGGTGGCGAATCGCAGGAGGGTGCCCTCAAGCGCATTTCTATTGAGGGTGGTGTATTCCGCAAGATCGTCGGCGGCAAGGAAGTAGGTGCGATTGAAGACCGTCACATGAACGTGATTGTCGTCAAGATGGCACACAACCCGAGCCGTATGTACTACAACTCCACTTACAAGAAGGGTGTCAAAACCAACCCGGCTTGTTGGTCAAGCGATAGCAAAACGCCGAACCCGGAAGTGCCCGAGCCTGTTGCAGCAGACTGCTTCAAGTGTCCCATGAGCGCGAAGGGTTCTAGTTCTACGGGTCAGGGGTCTGCTTGCCGTCTGTCGTGGCGTACTGCTGTGGTTCTCCCGAACGATCCTGCCGGTGATGTGATGCAGTTGGTTGTGCCGTCTGCGTCCTGCTTCAACGAAGAAGTGTCTGGCAAGTGGGGCTTCAAGCCTTACGTCCGTATGCTTGCTAGCAACAACATCAGCGTTGGCCGTGTTATCACAAAGGTGCAGTTCGACACAAACTCTTCCTCGCCGAAGTTGTTGTTCTCGCCGGTTGGGGCTGTCCCACCCGACATGGTCGATACGATCTCTGAACAGGCGAAGACTCGCGCTGCGGAGATGGCAGTCAAGTTGAACATCATGCCGAAGAAGAATGAGCAGACAGAGGAAGTTGCTGCTCCTGCTGCGCCAGTCGAGGTCGCTGAGAAGCAACCGAAACTGCGTGAAAAGAAACCCGCTGAAGCCGTCGCTCAGCCAGATCTGGCTAGCGTGGTGCAGAAGTGGGGCAAGAAGTAAGGATCGACAATGGCACGACCGTACAGTCAAAAGTTCCTTTTGGATTTGTATCGCAACAATTCCACCTCACTTGGGGTGAATCTTGCGAGGCTGTGCGTCAACGCTAATCTTCCTGCTACATACGTTGCCGCTGCGTTGGAGACAACGCGAACGACCGTCTACAGTTGGTTCCGAGGCCAAGGTATACGGGAGGGAAAGCACAACCTGATCAAGACCTTTATTGAACTGGTTGAAGAAGATATGGCTAACGGTGTGTTACCGGCGAAGACTGTCCTTGACGCTAAGCGATATATCGAACAGATGATTGGTTCGCCAATCAAGTAATCGTCACCATATGGCGGAGGTAACACTCCGCCTTTCTCTAAAATGCTAAAACAATTCTACGAGAAAGTCCTGCCTACGGAAGGCGTGTACTGCGTCACGACGATTGACTCAGTATCTAAGCGAGTTACTAACTCGTTTGCCCCTACGCTTGATGAGATGTTTGAACTGGTCGAGCAAGCGAAGTTAGATCGGCTCAACGTCTTTGTATCACCCAACACATTTAAAAATTCTAGCCGACGAGCAGAGAACGCGCTGGCAGGCCGTTCACTCTTTATCGATCTGGACGTAGGTGATACCGAGAAGAAGTATTCAAGCAAAGAGGAAGCGACTGCGGCGCTAGAAGATTTTCTTGCGAAGCACGAACTTCCTCCTCCTGCCATCATCGATACCGGCGGTGGCATCCATGCCTATTGGCCGCTTGATCGGAACGTACCGATTGCAGAGTGGAAGGTCTACGCCGAGAAGTTTAAGGCATTCTGCCAGACCGATGGACTGAAGATTGATGCTGCCGTCACGGCAGATGCAGCGCGAATCATGCGTTGCCCAGAAACATTCAACTACAAGTACGATGTTCCACGTGAAACATCCGTGGTCTCGCAAGAGATCTACGAGTACTCGTTTGATGTGTTTAAAGAATTCTTGGGGGTAGAAGAAGCAAGTGTCGAAGAAGTCCTAGCCTCTGCCATCAAAGGCTTTGACAAAGACATCTTTGACATAAGCAAGTTTCAAAACTACGAGTACGAGTTCGACACGGTTGCAATGAAGAGCCTGTCGGACGAGGGCTGCAATCAGATCAAGCACATTCTGGTGAACTCACGCACTATCGACGAGCCGCTCTGGAGAGCAGGGCTGTCCGTTGCTATGCGCTGCGTTGATGCCGATCCCGCCATCTATAAGATGTCTGAGGATTACGAGGGCTACGACCGCGCCTATACCCAGAAGAAAGCCGAACAAACTTTATCAGCAAAATGGGCTTACACTTGTGAAAGATTTGAATCCCTCAACCCCGGTGGATGCGACGACTGCCCCTTCAAAGGAAAGATCCCGTCCCCTACTCACATTGGGCGACGCATCAAAGAAGCCTCAACAGATACGCCGGAATCAATTCGGGAGGACGAGGATTCCGAAGCGGTTTCTGCTTACCAAGCCTACTTAGAGATCTTCAAGCAGAATAAGTTGTATCCATTCATGCGACTGGCGGGCGGTATCTATTATCAACCTCCGCCGAAGTCCGAGAAGGGAAAGAAGATTGAGCAAGACCCAATCTTGCTAACGAAGTACGACCTGTTCCCAGTCAAGCGAATGTACAGCGAGACAGACGCATCATGCTTGGAGATGCGCGTAATTCTTCCACACGATGGCGTTCGTTCGTTCCTCGTGCCCATGAAGACCGTAGCGGCGTCGGACAAACTGCGCGAAGCCATGCTGAGTCAAGATGTGGTGTTCGACCCAGAGGTTAGTGCCTTGATTACCAAGTATGTTTTGAAATGGACGGATCACATGGTTAACATCGAAGCAGCCGAGCAGATGCGTATGCAAATGGGATGGACGGAAGACCGTAAGGGATTCGTCATCGGGCACTCCGAAGTCCGCGAGACAGGTGAGGTTCTCAAGACTGCTACGTCTCCGCTCGTCCGCTCAATAGCTAAACTTCTTAAAACTGAAGGCAACTTTGACGACTGGAAGAAGGCAGTATCGATCCTCAACGCGCCAAGCATGGAACTCCATGCCTTTGGCATGCTGACTGGGTTTGGTGCGCCGCTGATGAGCCTGACCTCCACGCCCGGAGCATCGATCTGCTTTACGGGCGGCACGGGCTGCGGCAAGACGGGTTCGCTTTATGCGGCAATTAGCATATTCGGTGCGCCGCGAGAGTTAGGTTTGATTGACGGAGGTGCAACCGAGAACGGCTTTGTTGCGCGCTATCTAAACCTGAAGAACATCCTGCTTGGCCTAGACGAAGTGTCCAACGCCAAGGCAGAGCATCTATCGAAGATCATCCACCAGAACTCGCAGGGTAAGCCCAAAGTTCGTGTGAGAGCGTCGGTCAATGCCGAGCGCGAAGTACAGCAGAACGCATCCACCATCCTGTTCATGACCTCTAACAAGAACATCAACGACATCTTGGAGCAGATCAAGGCTAGCCCTGACGGTGAACTGGCACGTGTCGTTCAGTTCCATATTGAGAAGCCGCACCTGCTGCGCGAGAAGCCTGAGTACGGTCGGCTGATATTTGAAACTCTGCACAAAAACCACGGGCATGCCGGTGTAGAGTTCATTAAGTACTATTACACAGTTGGCGAAGAAGTAGTCCTTGAGAAGATCAAACGTTGGGCACAGGAGTACAACAACTATCTGGGCAACGACACTGAGTACCGCTTCTACGAGAACTTGATCTCAGCGACGTTTGCCGGAGCAGAACTTGCTTGCGAGGCCGGTATCATCAAGTTCGACCTACACCGCATATTCAAGGCAGTGATTCAGGAACTAGCCAACCTCAAGAGCGACAGGAAACTGAACGTTACGGATTACCGCGACATCCTGAACGTGTTCATCAACCGCAACATCAGCGGCTTCCTGATCATGAATGACAACAAGGTGGTGACCGAGCCACGAGGTCCGTTGATTGGCCGTAGCGAGAT